CTGGAGTCACAACTCATGAAGGTAACTTCTCTACGACTAAGGCATTAGTTATGCACAAGTCAGCAGTAGCTACTGTTAAGTTGTTGAATCTAGCAGTTGAAACTGAATACGACATTAGACTTCAAGGCTGGTGGATTGTGGCTAAGTACGCTATGGGTCATAGTTTCATTCGTCCTGAGTGTTGTGTTGAACTTAAAACCTCTTAAGGAAAGGATATTATACTATGACTGATATTGCTAATATCCAATCCTTAGCAGTTGCTTCTAATACTGTTACTAATGTAGCACTAGTTCAGCCCTATGCTGATAATGCTACTATTGGTACGTCTTTCGAGACGATTTCTAATACTGATGCAGATCAGGTACTTCCTGTTATTGTTGGTGCAGACATTGATGTAGTCTCTGCTAGTGCAGCAGATGATGACGGTTCTACTGGAGCTACTGCTGTTAGAGTAACGTATCTCGATGAGGAGTTTAATCAGTATACTGAAGATGTTACTATGAACGGTACATCTGAGGTTGAAATGACTGAGCAGACAATTTCCTTTATCCAGAAGGCTGAAGTTATTTCTTCTGGTACTGGTTTGGCTGCTGCTGGTGCTATCACTATCGCTGATGTAACTGGTGGTGGAGTACACGCTGTCATTGATGCAGGTTCTAAAGAGTCAGGAAACTGTACTTGGAAGATTCCTGCTGGTCACACTGGCTATGTTCACGGCTTCTGGTATGATGTAGATTCCGTTGCTGCTGGTCAGGGTACGGCTGAGATTGCTCTTCAGGTGGCTCATGCTGAGTCCTCTGGTGTAGCTAATTCTGAATCGTGGCGTACTGTTGCTAAAGTAACTTTGGTAGAGCAAGACTCTGACGTAGTTGCTGCTAGTGGTGGTAATGGTGGAACTAATGCAGGTTCATTCTCCTTTCCAGGAAATGTTCCTTTCGTTGTTCCTGCTAAGGCTATGGTAAGGCTGGCTGGTAAAGCTTTGTCTACTGCTGTAGCTGCTACTTGTGGGTTCAGTATGTCGGTACAAGGTTCTGGTAGTGGTACTACCGTAACCTCGAGTTAAACCTTTTGAGGGGTCTAAGGTAACACTTAGGCTCCTCATTTTTTTTATATTTTGGAGATACAATGACTGATACAAGTAGAACCGTAAGCGACTTAGTTACTAACTTGTTTCAAGACAGTCAGGCTGCTGGTTCTATTACCCCTCAGGACCTGCGTGACTTCATTGAAACAACCCAAACAAAACAAGGTAGTATGTATGTTTCAACTCCTGGTAGTACTACAATTGCTGGAGCTGGAACATATGTAGAAGGAACGGCTGGAACTTGGACTTTAAGTACAGCTCCTACTGCAAATGAATTTGATGAAAATACAGATGGCAGACTAAGATATACAGGGACTCCTACAATTAACTGTCTATTCTTAGCTTCAGCTTCTTTAGAAATTAATACCTCTGCTGTCGATAAAGAATTTGGATTAGCTATACATAAAAACGGAACATTAATTACAGGTACTAAAATAGTAGGATTCTCTCCTGCTACTACAGTTAACTCAGTTAACCTTGTTACATTTGGATATGCTTCTATGGCTACCAATGATTATGTTTCTATTTTTGTAGCTAATATAGACAGTACAGATAATTTAACTATTAGAACTGCTCAAGTTATGGGTATGGGATTGGTAACTTAAAATGTCACACTTTACTACAGTTCCTGTCAATGAACTAGAAGCTGTTAATATGCTCTTAGCTGCTGTAGGAGAAGCAGCAGTTTCAAGTTTAGAAACAGCAACAACCGTAGATGTTACACAAGCTAAGAATTTACTATCTAATATTAACAGGGAAGTACAGCAGAAAGGCTGGCACTTTAATACTGAATGGGATGTAGTTTTATCTCTTGATTCTGATAGTAGGATTCCACTTGGTACTACAATTCTATCTATTTATTCTCCTACTAAGATGACTACAATCAGAGGAAGGGAAGGATCTCCTTTTCTTTATGATTTAGATAACAATACTTTTACTTGGACTACCTCTGTAAATGATGCTGTTACGATTACGTTGTTGGATTTTGAAAATATACCTCAAACTGCTAGGCAGTATATTACGACTAAAGCTGCTCGAATCTTCCAAGAAGAAATCATTGGACAAGTCTCAGCAGAAGCAGTAAATAGACAAGAAGAAGTAGAAGCCTATGCAGATTTACTAGATGATGAAGGAGAGCGTTCTGGATATAATGTTGGGTATGGTACAAGAGATATGTATAATACCACCAAGCTCTACAGGAAAACATGGTAAATGCCACTAATAACAGAACAAATAAGTAACTTAATTAATGGAGTTTCACAACAGCCCCCTTCTTTAAGGTTAGCTTCCCAATGTGAAACTCAAGAAAATGGCTTAATTACCATAGCAGAAGGATTAAAGAAAAGACCCCCTTTAGAATTTGTAGCCAAGCTAAATAATAAAACTGATACTGATGCTAATATACATTTCATTAATCGTGATGAAACTGAGCAATATGTTATCAGTATCACCTCAGATCAATTCAGCACCGATTTTAGCGGTGATTTCTCAGGATCTGAAATGGAGGTATGGGATTTAGATGGGACATCTAAGAGTGTCTCAGGAGCTACAGGAGACGTATTAACTTATATCACTACAGTTGATGCTAGAGATAATATTAAATTATTTACCGTAGCTGACTATACATTTATCTTAAACAAAACTGTAGCTACTGCCAAGTCAACAACTACAGGAGACACAAGAGATCCTGAAGGTATTGTATTTCTTAAACAAGCTACAAATGCTACTGATTTTCTAGTCTATGTAGATGGTACATTAAGGTCTACAATCAATGGTAGTAATGATGCTGGTACTCAAATAACAGATTGTTTTGATGAATTAACAACTAATATTGGAGCTACATTTAATGTTACCAAGTTTGGTAGTTCAAATGTTCATATAACTAAAAAAGACGGAAGTGATTTTACCCTTCATGTAGAAGCTCCAGAAGGGAACTGTATAGCTGTTAAGGAAAGTGTAGTAGATTTTACGGATCTTCCTGGAAGAACTAAAGATGGTATGATTGTAAAAATTACCGGAGATCCTAGTTCTGGAACTGATGATTACTGGATTAAACATAATAACCAAGCTGATCAAGATGTAGGTGAATGGGTAGAAACTATAGAGCCAGGATTGGCTAATAGTATAGATGGTAGTACCATGCCTATTCAGTTTATCAGAACCTCTGAAGATCCTTGGGATGATGCTTTTGGTGATGACTTTGGTGAAACTGTATTTTCCTTATCCCAAGTCACATGGACCGATAGAAAAGCTGGAGATACTACAACAGCTCCAGACCCTAGTTTTATTACAGAAAAACTAAATGATTTGTTTTTCCATAAGAACCGTTTAGGATTCTTAGCAGGAGAAAATATTATACTCTCTGAACTAGGAGAGTTCTTTAATTTCTATAATACTACGGCTACAGATCTTTTAGATACCGATATGATTGACTTGGCTTCTCCAAGTAATCAGGTCAGTATCTTGAATCATGGTATAGCCTTCAATGAAGAACTCTATCTTTTCAGTGACTTTGCTCAGTTCAAGTTATCTCAGTTTGCTGCTGGTGGACTTACTCCTACCAATGCCAAGCTATCTCTTTTAACTGAGTATGAAACTGACAAGCTTATTAAACCTGTATTAAACGGTAGGAAACTGTATTTTGCTACTAATACTAGTGGTTTCTCAGTTGTTAGAGAATTTGGTACAATTGAAGATCTACAGGAAGAGACTGCTGAAGATATTACTTCCCATATTCCCAGCTATATTAAAGGTAGATTATTTGATTTAAGCCCTCATCAAGATACTCTCTTTGCTTTATCTGATGAGAACTTAAATGAAGTTTTCATGTATAAAATGCTCTTTGAAAGAGGAGTAAAGAAATTAAGTTCATGGTCTAAGTGGAAATTTAAAGATGAAGAAAAAGTAATAGGTTTAAGAGTTGTAGAAAATGTAGCTTATTTTGTTATTGTAAGACCTGACGGTACTTACTTAGATAAGATGAATTTACAAGATGCTAAACTTGTAAACCTGACTGAGAGTATAACTCAGCTTTCCTTTAAGCCTCACTTAGATAGACTAACAGAAGTTACAGGATCTTACAGTTCCGGTGCTGATCTTACTTCTTGGACTATACCCTATCCTGATGACTTTGGGTCAACCTTTAGAGTAATCTTTGGTCCTTCTTTTGAAGGTAAGGAAGGAGATTTAGTTCAAGGGGTATCTCAAACTACTCCTACTACACTCACGGCTACTGGTGATCACTCTGCTGGCTCATGTTTCATCGGTAAAGATTACCGCTTTCTCTATGAGTTTACTGAGCCTACCATCAAGACTGAGGTACAAGGGAGACTAAGTTCTCTCTCAGGTGGTGTTTTGAAGATCCGTAAGTTCAATGTAGACTATTTTAATACTGGTTACTTTAAACTTCAAGTGACAGCTCCAGGAAGAGATGCGTTCAGTCATGTATATACAGGCCGTATACTAGGATCACCTTTAAATAAGATTGGTACTATT